TAACCTAACGGTTAGCATGGGGCGCACTGCCTAGCAGTGCGCCCTATTTTTTGGCTTACTGTCTAACAGTTTTACTGAGGGGCGCACCTAAATCTAACCGTTAGAATCTGGGGCGGTCTCGTCGCTCCGCTCCTCCGCTCCTCCGCTCCGCTCAATCAATCAATCTGTCAATCTGTCAATCNNTCTGTCAATCAATCTGTCGCTCAATNAGTTCCTCAGTCCGACCNTCCGACCGACCTGTCCGACCNTCCGACCGTCCGATCCGATTCGTAATCTGTCCTTCAATCGTTTGGGGCGACCGCTTCATGATCAACTGTCCGAGTCGATCGATCAGCTGATCTTTCGAAAGCGAGTCGATCTTTGCGGTCAAGACTTCACGTCTGTCTATGTAAAGCCCTCCGACCTTGCCTCGGTGAATCTCTGCCGTGATCGCTGCGTTGATCTGCCCCTGCTCCCGTGCCTCTTCCCTCAGATCGTGGAGGGCGGTGAGGTGTCCCTCCATAGAAACTCTATCCCTCTCTGCCTCNTTGATTTCCTGGTCGATCAGATAGTTTCTGAGAAGTGGGTTGTGATTCAGTAACACACTGCCCTGTCGTTTGGCTGCGGCTCTGTTCTTTGTATACCCTGCTTTTACCGCTGCTTCAGTCGCATTCTGTCCTTTTAAATACTCTCGTGCGAACTTCTTTTGCTTCGGGTTGAGTGGTTGCCACCTCTTACCATCAGGGTCGATGTATCCATTCCCGTCGTCAGCAGGCAGCATCGCTGTATACTGTAGGTCTTTCATCAATGTTTCCGAGGGATGTCCGAGTGTCTTCTTTATTCTAGAAAATAAAATAATTTATAAAAAGTAAAACTTTCGCTCGCGGCCTCTCACATCTATTCTCTGTTCTCAAACTAATAGATCTCATAGTTTCTATTACTTTTCGTTCCGACCACTCACGTCCCCTGTCCCTCGTATCTATTGCATTCTTTCCTCAATCTATTACTTCTATTACTCTATTAGTCGTTTTTGTTAATTTTTTTTAAAAAAGTTTTTTTTCTAAATAGACAATATCAGTGATATCCCTAATCTTTTTAATAGGCACAAAAAAGCCCGCTCGAGGCGGGCTAATCACGATCCGTGGGGCTTAGTAATGGTCTAAGTTTGTCTCGCGTTTTTTCCAATCTTCGCTAGTTATGTGACTAAATGGGTCGTCCCAATACTCACCAATCGAGTCTCCGATCTCTCCGTTGCTTAGTAACCAAAACCAATAAACGTACCCTTCCTCGTCCGTCCACTTACAACAACTCGAATAAACCGGCCCAGTCCGTATGCTTATCGATGGTTCGTAGTATTCGATTCTAGTATGGTTGCGTAACCACTGCGGAAATGTCTCGGTCTTATCGTTTCGGTAAGGATAAAACTTGCTTTCTAATCTCGAGTAAACGTCATTCCAATCAACGTCTAATATAGTTTTTGTGAGTGTTTTCACACCTTTCTCCTTTCTATCGTAAAGTAATGCGCCCCTTTCGGGGCGCGGGTAAATTAAATAATCGCTACGGTATAAGGCCAACTATGACTGTCGCACATCCATGCTACCATNCGNGTACTTTTCGTTAGCGGGTCTTTAAACATAAAGATCGACCACTCTCCTGGCTCGTTACTATCTTCCGACTCAGACCATTGCGTCACTGGGATAAAGTCGCTATCCGCAGGCATATCGTAATCACCGTCGTCGTCGAAGTCAGCTAGTTCTTGGTTAATTTCTAGCGCCTCGTTCCTATCGGCTTTCGCTAATATCGCGATCAACCTCGGACTAAATCGACATCCGTCGATACGTCCTTCGGTCATCAAATGCTCGACGGTAAAGTTTTTAAGTTTATCTAATGAATAGCTCATACTTTCTTCTCTCTATCGTTTAAAAATCTACGGGCGTAAAACCCCGTAGCTATAGGGTAGGGCCGAGTAGCGGGAAAGTAAAGCAGTAAAGCGCGAGGGGGCGGGGGGAAATCCCGCCCTCTTTCCGTGGTAAGTCTAAGCCGTTTCGGCGTGGCCTTCTCTCACGCTCAAAGGCAGTTGTAAAAGCTCTTCAAAATGACGGTAATCGGTTATTGCCACACTACCATCTTCCCAAATAGCCTTAACGAAATCGTGAAACTCTACAGTGCCTTCGTATACCTCATCTTTAGGCTGTCGTATCATAATAGCCCCTTCGTAATGGTCTATCACTGTATGTTTTTGCAACCACTCGTCGAAGCTATCTTCAGTCGTTAATTTGTCGTAAACCATTTCACGAGCTAACTGGTAAAGTTTATTGTATGGGCTTGGCCCACGCCACTCCCTTACATAATGAAATGGCTCTCCCGACTGGTCGAATCCGTGGTCGCTTTTTATTTGTTTCAAACCTAATTCCGACTCTACTGTTTGTAGAGCTTCTTCTACCCGTTCGTCGCCACTAAAAATAAAAACCACTTCGCTTACGATCTTCATCGCTTCTTTAATATCCATACTTTCTCCTTTCTTTCTAAAGTAAAGCGCCCCTTTCGGGGCGCGGTTTAAGTTAGCCGCTCCACGGCTCGTCAGACCAACGCATCGCCTCGTAGTGAACTATTGGTCCAGGCGTCCAAATATCGAACTTATAATATTTTCCGTGGTATACAGTCTCCCCGTCTCGCGGGTCGTTCCACCTAAAAGTTAGTACGTGGCAACAGTGGAAATTATGTAAATCAACCTCGGTTAAGTTTGGGTGGTTACAACACTCAATGACGAACTCGTCTGGGTGGCACGGTAACTCTCCTGAGTTTAATCGCCACTTTTCTTCCTCTTTAGGAAGTTCGGCCTCTGGCCACCCTGCGTCTGGGTCAATGTCCCAAAAACTATCGTTTAAAAAGTGGTCGATCAACTCACGACTAAGTCTGATACTAAGTCTATCGGTCATACCTTTCTCCTTTCTATGGTACAAAAATCCGGCGCGGCGTAAACCGCGCCTATATATAGCGTACCTAAGAGCACCCCGAAGTAAAGCACTAAACGATTTTATCTAACAATGCTTCAATCGTACCGTCGCTATCGTGTTTATAACGGTCAACGAGTCGAGCGAATTCTTTAATTTGATGTCGCAATGTTTGTTTATCAAACGCGCTAGTGTCATTGTCGAGGTCAGCGTAATCTGCTTTGATATCCCAGGCCATATTCGTAAGTACTTTATCTCGAGCTACGTCGAGTGGCGTTTCGTTACTTTTATTTCTCATATCAAAACCACCCCGTCGAGGCTGTATCGGTCTTAACGAGCTTGCCGTTTTTGCCGATGTAAACAGGTACAAAATCACAAAAGTCTGGCGTCTTTCTGCTAGTGCGGACGTAATATTCGCACCCTTCCTCTGGTTTAAAATCGCGTAAACGCTTTCTTCCTAGGGCTATACCAAGCCCTTGATCTTTCTTACTTATCCAATACATATCGTCTCCTTTCTACTTTCCGATGTGTTCAATATCCGACTCGGGAATAACTTGGTAGGCACCTTTGTTATACGCTGGTGCGATCGTCGCTCGAGTAGAGGGTCGATCTTCACGGCGGCTAGTGCAATCCATAATCGCTGCTCGCGACGGATAATTAATCTCACGAAAAGCCTCTGGTCGAGGCTCCCGTGGTTTGAGCGGCCTAAAAGGCCGCTGCTTTGGTTTAGTGTTACGAAGCATCTTGTATCGCTTAGGCATTAACGTACTCGTCTGCGTAATCATGAATGCTACGATCGTCGTCGACGTAGTCATCGTCGTCGTCGTTAGTCGTAACAGGTTTTGGGGAATACAACTCCTTATCGGCCTTCACGCTTAGGGCGGCTCTCGGGAACGCTCTAACGTAAGCGTCGGTGCCGACTAGCGCGTCACGTAACGCAATCTTACGTCCGTTACCGTACTCGTCAGTTTCAGCTTTGTCGTCTAACCAACGGTAAAAGTATCGAAACTTTGTCTCGTCGTAAGACTGTTCCCACTCCTTTTCGGCGAATATCGTTTTCCTAAGCGGGTCGATATGGCTATAAAAATGGGCGAGGGTCATAATCTCAGGGAACTGTAGTGAAGCTTCTCTAGGGAATAAGTCGTCTCGTATCGCGACTTCAGTGGCGCAAGCCTCGGCTGCTTTTACTAAATGGTAAGCGACGTCGTGGCTCATACTGTGGTGGTGCTCGACATACTCGGTTAGCACATCTAGCACATCTCTCTGTGTTACAGACATTTAAGTCTCCTTCTTCTTTCTAAGTTATCCGCGCC